AAAATAGAAAAGTCGCCGCCTATCCATTCCGCTACGTCTTCAGGCGAAAAGTCAACTTTCAGGCCATCCGAACGGCTGCCAGCGCATAACCCCGCATAAAGAATATCAATAAGCAGGGAAATGGAGGATTCGCCATTTTGCATCGCTGCAAAGTCTTTTAAGGCATTGCGCCCGGTACGTTGCTCATACTGATATAATGCAGCGAATCCAAACAGTACCGGGCGCTCCTGCCCGCCTAATTCAAAGTAGTGTTTCATGTTTCAAGTTTCAGGTTGATTAGCTGATTACAGCCATAGCAAGTGCCCCGGTGCCCTGGATTTCAAAATCATAGGTCACGGCCTCATCATTACCGTTACTGTTAAGGGTCCAGGATGAAACGTACCCTGTACCGCTCCATTTGGTGTCCCCGGAGTTTCCCGTCTGGAACACAATGGAAACGCTGTTCTGGTCATCCCACTTGTCAAAGATGCCATTATTGGCCGTGTTAAAGCCAAGCGTTGCATCATCGGCAAAGTTTGCCGAACCACTTGCTGTCCATGACTTCGTTCCGGGAAGAAATGCGCTGTTTGCTCCACTGTCTTTGCAAGTGGTTTCAAACATATTCGTCGAGCCGGAAATAGAAACGTCTACCTGGCACGTCAGAGCAGTCGCGCCAAAATATAGCTTCATGTTTTTTGCCAGAACTGTACCAACTGTCTGTGCCATAGTGTGTGTTTTTTGTTTGTGTTATCTACTTACCCCGCTTGGGGCTGATTGTTATTCTTTGCGCCGGAGACTCCCCCGGAGCCGCGCACTCAACAAATACCGGCTTTTCAGGGGCCAACTTTAAGGATTTCGCCCCGTCCGCTGTCACCTGCTCACATACGCCCAATGCAATTCGCTTTAAGGCTTCAGGCTCGGAGTGTTCGGCAATCCATCCGGGGTTGAACTGAGTACCGTATTCGTCTGTGTATGCGCTGATGTATCTTACCTTCATTACTGTCTTCCTTTTGCGGCTGCGTATTTTTTGAAAAAAGAATCGCTACCATACAGTTTTTTGGTTAGCCTTGGACTGGACGCAATTATGTTATCAATCCTTTGCCCTAATAACTGCGTTGCAAGCCTTAATGTAGTCGCACCGGCCGCTGCTACGCCTGCTGCAACATACCCTCGACCGGTGTAGTTTGGAAGGTGTGAAGGGCCAAACTCTACCCATGATGCGTAGTACCCGTCTGCTTTTGTTTTTCTTCCAAGCGAAGGGCCAACAAATGCAGCCGAAGACCGCCTAAATCTTAATACCCTGAAAGACTTTCTTAGGTTGCCAGCTTTAAAAGTTGCACCCATTATCCCTTTGCCCTTTCCGGCCTTTTTCCCGCCCAAAGACTTCCTGTAGCTTGAGTGCGTGGCCCGTTGTCCAATAGGCACCCTGCCTTTAATTGCAGCCGCCAAAAGTTGAGCCGCTTGCGCCATATCATCTTGCCCAACTTTCCTTGTTTTTGGGTCTATCTCTTGTAAAAGAGATATGAGGTTATTTATTTGCGCTTGCATGTAATTGTCCATCACATCAATTTTTTATCGTTACCTGATATGTTGCCACCCTACCCAATAAAGTGCGCTCTTCATTCATCACATCCTCGCTGCCCACGTACTTGCAAAACTCGCATGTAACGCCGCCTGATACGCCCTCTACAAAGTCCAAGGCTGTGCGGATCGCTGAATCAATGGAGTCTAACTTCCCATAAGCATCCTGCTCAAATGCCGCATCCGCCCAAATATTAAACACCACTGTTGCCACATCATGCGCCGCCGCCCTATCCTTTGCGTTAGCATCCAGCGGCCGATTAGACACGCTGTAAGCAATCGCAGGCAGGGCCGCGTTTTGAGGGATCAGCATGGGGTAAATCCTTGTTGACACCAATGACGTTACACCGGCCGTGCCGCTTAACTTGCTGTATATGTAGGCTCCGGTGTTCATCTGTACTCTTTGCAGATTGTATCAAATGGGCCGCACGTTGTAGTTATTACCGCAGCTGATTGGTATTCTGGCAGTTTATTTGTCGTTATCAACCAGTCCATAAAGCCGTCTGGGTCAAGGCGCTGAAGCGTGGTATAAACTTCTTCAAGTGAACCGCCACCAATTACAGTAGCCTCTTTCTTTTCGGTATCAATCAGAATTTTCATGTTCTTTGTTCGCAGGTGAATCGAATAAAGCGCCTACTACCCAGCACTTCATGGTACATCGGGTCGTAGATTTTCTCCCCTGTCCCGTCAATGTCGTACACAAACCGCATCTTCTCACTCAAGCCAGTCCTATACCGGAACGTGAAACGGACGCGCTGAAATACGACAATCTGGTTTCCTTCAATCGCTTCATCATTGCCGGTCATAACATAGTCAATGGCGGCAAAGTCCGTCCGTAAGTCCGTCCAGGTCGCAATGACAGCGCCCCTTGCATCCCTCGCCTCTGAATACGTCTGAACCTTTACCCGTTCGCGCATGTCGCCGATACGGATTTTCTGATTCAAATGTTTCGTTGCTGTGACCTTCATATATAGTTAGTCCGACAGAGGTTTAACAATGCATAGGCACTACGAGCATACGGATTGGCGCTTCCTTGGCCAATGGGTATATCTTCCCTATTTTCGTACATCATGGCAATCTGCAAAAGCATCGCGCTTTTGATGTTTGCATCCACATTCGACGCGCTTGTGTTGCCGGCCTTGTACGTCGCCCTCCACACGTTCGGCAGCTGATTGTTATACACTACGCCAGTTTGCTGAATCCTGTTTTTGTTCACAATCCGGCAAGGCCGGGAGATACTGTCAAGCGTGTAATTAGATGCCGCCCACGTCTGATAGTTGCCGTTGTCATCCATGTACTCCAATGCCGTCACGCTGATAACCGGGGCCACTGACAAATAGAATATGCCGTAGTCCGGGAATCTATCCCATGCCTCCTGTATCGTTTGCTCCATTAATGCTTGGCCGGTAATCTTTTCAGCCCACAATCGCGCGGAGCGGATTAAGCCGCGCAATAAGTTATCATCCTCCGCAACGTCTGGGTGGATTTTCAGCCAATCCTTGACCTCCGTCAAAGATATTGGCTCAACTGTTGGCTGAATGCTTACCTGGAACATTAGACAAAATGGAGGCCGGAGGCTTTATTCACCCCCGGCCTTTTATGGGAGGTTACGCTTGCAGGATGTACTTAATGGCGCTTGCGTTCACCAGATTGGAATCCAGGCGCAAATAGCCCATGAAACCAACGGCGCGCTCTGCCCAATAGAGCTGCTCATTGCGGCTTAAATTGATACCGCCAATTCGACGCACTTTGAATTTTGCGAAGTCGCCCAGGTAGATGTGTCTTTTGCCGGTCACAGGAACGCGGTTTGTAGCGTGTGCCGCTTCCAGATCGTTGTTTATGTAGATCGGCATGCCCAACAAGCGGTCAGGCGTACCCTGAACGAGTGAAGGCGTGAAAATCTGCACCGTGTCTGTATTGCCCACATCCAACGTACGCAGGTAGGCAAGGATGGTATCGTGCATCATCCATCCCACGTTTGGACCTTGGCGATATGCCTTATCAATGGAGTGCTGTGCGCGGATCAACTCTGCTTTAGTAATGGCAGTACCGCCCGCAGTAGTCAGGGCGCTATTGGTAACGGTGGTAGTCAGGCCGTAAGGCTGATTGGTTCCCGTTCCATTGGTCAAAAGGGCATTTACAGCGCGTCCCAGGCGGTTAGGCAAAAGTTCACCAAGGGTTTCCTGAACCAAGCCAACGCGGTTGTCATTGATCAACTCGTTGGACATCTTAATAATCTTGGAATCGATGGTGTATTCACCAAACAGGACGTTACCAAAGGTCAAGTCGGATACGGTTGTGCCAACGCCCTGGGCAATTACAGCGCCGTTAGTGGCCGTGTCGTCAAGTGATGGGTATTTCAGCGTGCCGCCGATGGTGTCATTCATAATACCGGCCGCTTCGAGCATACCGCCGTACCACTTCATGTTACTTTCAAGCACGTTGCTGAAAGACTGAGGTATGTTGTAACCGCCAAGGGAGTCACTTGTGCCTATCTGCGTGGACGTACCACGAGTTT